TCTTCAGCAGCCTCAGCAACCTCTTCTACCTTTTCATCTAGCTCCTCTTCTTTTTGTGCTTCAGTTTTCGGTTGTACTTCTTCTTGTTCCGGTGCGGGCTCGGCATCCTTAGGCTCTGCAACCACTCCGCTGTCGTCAACGTTGTCTTCTTTAGTTTCATTTTCTTCTTGGTTTAATGGTTTTGATAAATCTATTTTTGCAGAAACCTCAGGCTCTGTTTTACCAAAAGAAGGTACTGATACTTTTGTTACGTTAGATTCATCTTTCTTATTTTCAACTACTGGTTTTTCTTCAACCTTGTTTTCTGTAGTCTCTTCAACAGGTTCGTTTTTAACAACCTCTTGTAATACTTCGTTTTTGTTTTCTTCCATAATATAATATAATAATAATTAGTTAATCTCTGTTAAATGCTGAGTGAAAGCCATTAATTATTTTACCGCTATAATGCCTCCACCATAATTTTTTAAATCTTTTTTGAGAAAGGTAACTAT